TTCCCTTGAATTGGTAAATTGACGGTAGCCTGTGCGGTAAGGTCATAAAATGTTTGAGCAGGAGAATAAACCGGAACGGTTAATCCAGAAGTGCTATTATTTTGACTGATCCATATATAAGGGGAATTATCATTATTGAATATTAAAGCTGAAGGGTAATTATTAAAATAGCATCCATCAATTGATAGCCCACTATCTGCGCCATACATATTAATAGCTAGACCAGAAACAGAACCGCCAAAAGTTGTATTTTGCGCATAAATACTTCCCTTCAATATTTGTATATTATCAAAAGCTGATGATCCTACTATACATCCTATTAAAAAAACCGGCCGGTTCCCTGCAACTAAATTTAGTTTCATATTATATGCTTGAGAAACAAACGCACAATTAGTAAAATAATTGTTGTCGACATTGCCTTCAACAATAACGCCTGTATAACCAGCCGCAGGATCTGCTGGGCCGTCTGACCCGCAACCAACAAACCGCATACCAGATATATTTGATATTCTATGACCAACCGCATATGCAAACGTAAAACAATACGCTGACTGGCCAGCATCATTCTGTGTAACATATTGGAACCCAACACCAGATCTACCCCAAAGTGCTGTCTGCTGGGCTAGAGTCGTTATAGGTCCTGTATAACCGGCAGAAGCCCACGGCCATCCCTCGCAATATTCTAAATATGTTGGATCAGCAGAGCTTTCGACATGGATGCCATTATTGCAATCAAATAAAACGCGAGAACAAAATAATCTTGCACAACCAACAGCATAAACAGCTTGAGCAAAACCAACTATTTGAATCCTTTGAAGCGTAACGCATGGATTATTTATGGTAATAGCAGTTCCCGTCCAGCCAATTGAATTTGATTGCGGAAACGTCATGCCATAAGGAAGAATATGTAAATCTCGAATAGAACACAATTGCTCGCAGTTTATTGTTGCACCAGATCCCAATAATATAGTTGACTCAAAAGGTGCAAGCGCAGGACCAATTTGAGTTACAGGATTAAATCCAGACTCATTAAGCCAACCAAGACCAGCAAGAGTGACGCCAATAGCAACAGTAAATGAACTTGCAGAATAAAATATACTTCCAGACGTTCCTTGCAAATATACAGTCATATTATTCCCGGCTGCATTCAAAGCCGCTTGAATTGCAGCATGGTCATCTGTAATTCCATCTCCTTTAGCTCCAAACTGAGCTAACGTCATTGATGCTGCCGGAACGCGGAGCCACGCACTTGAACCATCGCCACCAGTTGGGACAATAATGGTTCCACCGTTGTCAACGTAATGACCTGGCAAAGCGCCATAGGCAGGATAAAAATAACCCCCGCCGCCATCCCCATTGGTGTAATAACCGTTTAACAACACATTGTAAGACGGTGTCACGGCAAGAAGGCGAAGGGCAGCAATATTTGTCAATACATAAACAGGAAGACGTATATCCAAATCTTCAACAAGATTATCAAGATACGCGAAATCAGCATCAAGATGGCTTAAAGGTATCGTGCTCCCATTCGGCAGCGGCGAAAAAATATAAGGAACGGCCATATCAGATCCTCTTAATCCCAGTAAATATCGTTTGAACTATTATTTGTCCAATCGATATCATCGTTAATACCATTAACCCAAAATACATGGGCAACATAGTTGAATGTTATAGGTTGATAAACCCAATTTAAGATAACAGTTGTCGGCGGGTTCCAAGACTCATACGGACCAGGAGTCCAGTATATAGGATTTATAGAATAATTCAGCCATACAGAATAATTAACACCAGGAAGAGGCCCAGTTTCAGGTATGCCTTCAAAACCATAAGGAAGACCAACTGGGCCCAATGCATTCCCCGGCAGATCAAGTATTGTCCCTGGGAACTCATTAAGACCATAAGGAGGCTCACCAGTTTCCTGAATGACACGCGTATTATCATCTTGTGTAATGCGCGTATTGCCGCCTGGAACAGGTATGCCAGTCTGAGGGTTGACGGTGTTTTGGCCAGAAGTGACGCGGTAATCTGTTTCAGCCGTCACATAATCCTGTGTGCGTGGGTTCTGAATTGGCGTAGGATCCGCCGGCAAAACAATAGCGCGTAATTGGTTTTGCGGGACGTCTTCGCAGGTATCACATACAAGAATGCGCTTATTGATCAAACTTGCGCCAGCCCAATCAAACTGCCAGCGTAATCTATTGTGATTTGTCCATATGCCGCAGCGGTCACAGACCGCCAGCGCGGAAGGTGATTTTGCGCTTACTCTTGCGCGCCCAACTTTCGAGGCATACCCCATATTTTATGCCTTCTTCAAATATTTAAAAACAATCCCACCAGCTGTTTTTCTTCCATTTTTGCCAAGACATAATTCTATTATTGAGCTTCTAGCAATATTATAATAACGAGATGCTTCACTCGCTGAATCAAAGACTATATTATCAGTTACTGAATAAACTTTTCTGGCATTCTTTGCGGGGCCTGCGGCGCTACGCCCTTTAACATCTTTTCCGTTTATTATGCCTCTGTTGGGTTGATCGTTTATTAAAACCCTTTTCCTTTTTTGAGAAAATTTAATATCAATATTTTTAATCATTAATTTTCTTTCCTCTTCTGGGATAGAAGAGGTTGAATATATAAAATGATAAAAATTTGCATGACCGTATTTACCACGGCAACAATCAGAAATGGTGACACCAGAAAGGGAGAATGCTCCCCCAGCAGCTATAGCACTCTCAAAAAGATCGCCTGTTTCAAGGCACAAAACAGACTTTCGATTATGTGCAGGAATGCCCTTTGTCCCATCCCCGCCATCTGTCAAATTAACAAGTTTATACCCTGTATTTCTTAGTGCTCTAATCCAATGCATTTCCCAAAAATTAGCTTGTTCCCAGCTAAGATTATCGGCAATAATCTCAACGCGAACACCGTGTTTTTTTACAATATTTCTATGAAAAACCGTGCGGCTGTGATGATTCATATGCCACGGACGCTTCGGATCTTTTCCCATGCCGATATAAAAAGGCTCACAAGTGTCAGCCCTTAAATGGCAATAAACAAAAGATTTATTTAATCCGTTCATCTCCAATAGCCTGAAGTAGAAGGAGATATATAAAAAGAAGCTGTTTCTACGTTTTGAGCCGCAGCTATATTATATGCCTCATCCGCCATTGGCTTCATAATGGCAACCTTATCTGGAGACCAGATCTGAGCAAGACGCTCTGCCAAGCCATAAACCATGGCCTCAAGCCATATTGCGGGAATATCAACCTGCTCAGTGCCATTCATATTGGCGTCCTGAAGGCGAATAACTCGATAATATTTTAAATAAGTCTGCTGACCATCTGGGACAGGCCACAGCGTCACAGTTGGAGACAAAAGACGGTCAAACCAAAATGTCGTAGGAAAACCCTGCTGCTGTTTATTTGGATAAGATGCATATTCTGTTCTACCAATGGGGAGAATAATTCTATCAATAGGAGGAGAACCATATTCAATATAAGCGTCAAGCATAACAACAGTATTGGCATCTACGTTATATGTAGAAGTTCCTTGAATAAGAGGAACCGTAATAAGGTCTACCTGCCATAAGTTAACGCCCTGGTTGCTCCAACGCGTAAACATCATGTTTGTCGCCGTTCTAGCGACATCCATATGTTCTTGTAAAAGAGCAGTTGGGCGTATGCCGATTAATTGATAGGCATAAATCGTCAGCTCGCCAAGAGCGGGGTTAAACGTATATGTTCCGCTCGTTGGCATATAATCATCCTTAATCTGATATTTTATTAATTGTTAAAATCACCGATGGAGATAAAGGAACGCCACCAGATGCCGCAAGAGCAGCAACTGATTGAGTTGTATATGCCCCTTGCGTCCATAGCTCAAAATAATCTGTGCTTGATGTTGCTTCAGCTATAAAAGAACACGACGCACAAATATAAAGAGATGCAACAACAGTTGTAACATATGTGCTGCTGTTATCTATATTTGTCCCGTTCTTTTTTAACCAAAAACTCATGCCACCATCTGTTCCTGCAGAGTTATTTGCTACCGCAGAAAATATAATAAGATACTTGCCGGCTTGTGAAACTGTAATTCTTGAAGCCTTGCCTCCAGATGTGACAACAGATATCCCATCAGAAATTGATGTTGTGTTAAACGTCACAACTTGAGGAGTATTTGCTACAGCTATTGACTGCGTTGTCGTATCAAGAATTGTCGCAAATGGAGCATTTGCAACGGATAATCCTACGCCAGTTGAGAGTCCAGACATTAGTAAGGTCCATTGCTATCTTGAACAAACGTGGCGACAACTGAGCCAGTGCCACTATTTAGAAGAACCCGAGCAAAAATTGGCGCAAAAAGGAAATTGCTTTGCTTGGTTGTGGTTGCGTTAACAACAGCTGAGTCAGAAGAATTTACCCATGTAACGCTTCCAGACGCAACAGGATTTGTTGGGCTGTTTGGGTCATCCAATGTTGACTGAACTGTATAATTTACAGTTCCAGTGACATTGCATTGGATTGAGATATTTGATGGCGACCAATCATCAAAGCGGATCCAATCGCTTGATTTAGCGCCTCCAGATGCGTCAGAGACTGTTACGGTGATTGGACGCATTAGTGCTTTTCCTTTTTGTGCTGGGCCCGCGCAGCCGCAACATTATCAACTAAATTCGGGTAAGGGCGACCAGCCGCCCGCGCCCTAGCTTTTGCCATTTTAACACCTTTTGCGTTTAAAGCCTTATGCTTTGCGTCTTTAGGTGCATCTTTTTCCCAAAATGGCTTGCTCATTTTAGCAATCCCATTTGCGCAATGACTTATTGATGCGACTATTTGGATCTGCGGCGGCTGCAGACCCAGTTAATTTCTTCTTCACACCCGTCATACGGGCACAGAATGACTTACGTCGAGAGGCCGACTTATCGCTTTTTGCAGCCTGCTCTTTCGAGACCGGCGGCTTCAGGTTGTGGCCCTCAGCCTTGGCGGAAGCCCTGCCCTTGGCATTAAGGCCACCTTCAGGATTCTTACCTTCTGATCGCTGCCAAGCTGGACTTTTCGCCATATATCATCTCCAAGAATACGACGAGGGTTCCAAAAAACCCCCGTCGACTTTAGCACCGACAAATCTCAATAATGAGAAGCTTTGCCGCGAGGCGTGCCTGAATGAGCAGACGAAAGAACGCCGCCGCCAGAAGCACGAGCAGGCTTTTTAGCCTTAGATGCCTCAGACATAACAGCCTTGCCGCCTTTCTTCATGCAGCTACCGCCTTTTTTAAAGCCATCTGATTTTGACTTTGCAGATTTTGCAACTGCAGGCCCGTCTTGTCCTTCATAAAAACCCATTTCAGCCTCCTATTAAGCAACGAGATTCATGGCTTGATTATAGTTGACTGTAAGCCAACCAACACCAGAGCCTGTATTTGTTGAAAGCATGAATATTTGAACATCGCTTGTTCCAACATCAACCCAATTATTTACACGGGTAGCACTCGTGCCAGGGTCAACATTGACAATGCCAATTGCCGCACCTGTATTGGCGGCAGTCGCTGCAACAGCAAGTTCTGTTGCGGTTGCGCTTGTGCCAATATTAAATGTTGAAGCAACACCAGTCCATGCAGTCGTTACATAAAGGCGGATTGATGTAATTTGACTATTCGCAGGAATTACAATTGTTGTTGTGTAAAGTCCTGCTGTCGATCCATTTGTCGCCTGCGTAACTGCAACAGTTTGCGACATATGAACAAATCCAACATTCTTTAAAGATCCAACAGTTGAACCTGTCGTATCAAGAACGTCGCCAGCCGTGATTGGCCCAGTAAACGTAGTTGTTCCCATATTATCCTCCTGCACAAGGTTTCGTCGCGTAGTCTGTGCAGCGTCCGCTAGGCCGGTCTGCGCGACTAAATTACCTAGAAAGAAGACGGGGGCTTATGTAATAGAGGCCCCCGCCATATTATCATCACGACGTTGGGAACGATCCGTAAATCGAACGCCAGTTGTAATAGCCGAAGCTATAACGCTCGTAACCCTTCACAAGAAGGTTGTCTGTTACGAAGTCGACCTGCATGTCGGACTCGAACTTAACTCTTTCCATGTAAGAAAGACCGTCAATGTTCGTAAGCAAGAACCAAGCATAAGCAGAGGTCAAGAAGTCGTTGACCATGTAGCCTTCAGGCAACCCGCCTGCAGTCATCATGATTGCATTGACATCGTTGTCTGCCGTGCCTGGGCGCAGTTCAGTCTTTGTCAGACGAATTGCAACAGGCTCGAGCTGTGGTGGAACAACAAGACGACGGCCACGAGCGAAGATCTTCAGACCAGCCTGGTCTTTGAAGTTCGTGCGGATGGCAATCATCGCGTTGAGAAGCGTTGATTCATTAAGATCAACGTCTACAGCAGGCTTATTGGCTACAGTGCTACCATCGATCGGATGGTTCGGCGCGCAAAGCGCAACGCTGTCACCGCCGATAGAAGCATTATACGTCGTAGCCGTATTCAACACATTGGCGCCATAGATCTCTTTCGTCTGATGGAAAGATTCAATGAGGCCAAGGTTCGACGGCATAAACTGTGTTTTATACAGGTTGTCGTCGATGGCTTTGCGCGTAATAGCATAGCCAAGAGCAATTTCAGTGTGCTCCTGGTTGTAGACATAACGCTCACCAGCTGAGTTATCGAAAGCGGTCTGGCCGCCTTCCGTCTTCAACTGAGCAAGACCCAAGAAGCGCATTTCCGCAGTGCGCTCAAGCGCCATTTTGGAATCATGCTTCGTGAAGATCTTGTCGTATTGAGATGGGATCATCTCATACTTGCCTTCAACCCCACGGAGGCCGGGGAGGAGAAGGTCTTTGATGGCAGAGAGATTAACAGCCATTGGTCCTTACTCCTTCTTAGACGCCTTGGAAGTTACGAGTGAAGACATCGTTGAACATAACGATGGCATAATCGTAGCCTTGGCCGCTGGTGCCGCCAGTGGTGCCGTTGGAGATTGTGCCCTGAGATCCTGGAGGATCCGTCACAACAGCAACGATTTTGAACGGATTGTTCACACCGTAGGTAGCAGTGTTGATGGTTGTCGTATCAAGATAAGCAGCAGAAATACCATTTGCAGTATTTCCAGAGCCAATCACGAAGCCAATCGTTGAATTGACATCCGTCAGTGCAATGCCCGTTGAGTCAGACTGAGCAACGAACTTAGCGTTCGGGTCATTGACAATATAGGCATAGATTGTGCCTGACTGTGGGTCAGTTCCACCAGGGTAGTAGTTTGACCACACAACGCGCTTCTGAACGGCTGAAAGATATTTACAGCCAACAAAAACGCCGGCAATGCCAAGAATGGCTGGCGTAGCGCCAGTAGACGCAGACTGCGCTACCGTGCCATCACTTACAGACGTTACTGGATCACCAAAGAATATATTCGTCGAATTATATGCGATTGGAAACTGGACTTGCTCATAGGTTGGAGCAGAGCCGTTGCCCGCATACTGGCGAAAACCGAAAGGCGCTGAGACGTTATTCGTCGCCATAACGGAATCTCCTTTTTACAGGAGGCTCTGTCATCGCGCACCGGGGCGACTATAGAACCAGGGGAAAGTTAATGCTCCACGCCGAGGGAGCCCAAACCTTATGTAAAGGTCTATGTATATTATCGCTTGACAAGGTCAAAAAGTAAAGGGCCGCAACTGCGACCCTTTTTTGAGTTATATAATTGCAGTCTATTACTCTCTTGGAATAGGCATAGCCTCATAAGACTTTTTAATTTGAGGACGCGCCTGAGCATGGTCTCTTGTAAGAGTGCCATCTGGCGTCCCAGCCAATTGAGCCTCTTTAGATCTAACTTGAGAACGAGCCTTTCTCAATTCAAAGTCTCTACGT